TGCGCAGGCGTTTTTGTCGCGTAAGGATTGGTTGCTGTGGCCATGTTTTGTAACTCCAAAAAATAAAAGCCGCTTAGTCAGCGGCTTTTTCAAGGACGCGAGGTCCCTTCGAAAATTTTACCATTAACATTTCCAAACGCGCAACGATTTATTAATGCGGCTGTTTGGGTCTTTTGCCGTTTTGGCACTTGTCAATTTGGCTTTCATTCCGCGCATACGGGCGCAGAAGCTTTTCTTCCGTGGGCCACCCTCGGGCTGGGGCGGCTTCAGATCGCTGCCGGGGTTCTCCCGCTCATAGCTTTTACGCCCGGCTTCGTTAAGACCCCCGGCGGGGTTCTTGCCAGACTTCTTTGTCCAAGATGCTGTCATAGTATTAAGTAGGATTATTGCGGATAAGTATACCTTCAATGACTACGCCTACCGGCGCTGAACCGGTGCCCGTTTTAACCTGCCACTGAATGTCTGTTTTCTCGGTGTAGGGAAACGGCACCACTCGCCTAGCTTCATAACGAAGACCAAACGGCGCTTGCAATACGACAAAAGCAGAACCATCAACGTTGTTAACTGACGACACTCGATAGGTGCCGTAGTTATTTCCGCCGCCAGCTTCGCTAATATACGCATCAACCCGGGTAAGAAAAAAAGTATGGTTAGCTGGTACGGAATATATCGATGCTTGTGAGCGTCCTAAACCCGCACTTATTTTTCCGTACACAGCAGTTTTAGCAACGTTTCCTACGCTGATGCTTCCTACCGGAATTGCGTAAGATAGATTGCTATCTTGTACTAAATTTATCCGCAAAAACGAATTAACCGTTTGAACGCCAGTAGTGCCGTTCGTCAAGATTACAACCTCGGTGATAGGTTTCCAATCAACGTCTAAACCGGATACAACTATTCGACAATTAACATCTAATGCCGAATCGCTGTATACCAACATCTTTTGTGCAACTGACGGAAACACATAAGGGGCAACGTTTTCCCAAACAGCATAAGGCCCGGCAGTAGTAACCAGAGGCTGATAACCAAAAATATTAAGAAGCGTATGGCCTTCAATTTGGCCACGCGCTACTTGCAATTCAAAAGGTTCGTTTTTACCTTGAATAGTTAGTGAAGGCGAGTGCATATCATTTCCTTATGGCTTCGTATTGTTCCCGGCACTGCTTGAGGAGGACTCGGAGTTCGTCTGCTCTGGCAGCTTCCCTTGCAAGAAACTCTCCATCCGGGCGGTAAAGCTTTTCTCCAGTACATCCGGCGGAAGCGGGTCCAGCATTGGCGGCACTGGACACGGCACTGCTTTCGGCGGCGGGGCGGTCCTGCCGGTCGCGCATGCTGTTAGCAAGAGCGGTAGCCCGAGCATTAAGATTGCGAATCTCACGGTCTTTCTCCTGTCTCAGTTGATCAGCGTTAACCTGCAGAGCTTGTTCTTTTTCCCGGGCAGCGGCTTGAGCTGCGGCGTATTCAGCCTCCTGTGCCGCCCGTTCTTTGTCCCACGCCTGCTGGACTTTGGCTTGACCAGCTTCATTACCTTGGTAATACCCAGCACCGGCCGCACCAATGATCGCGACGACGAAACCGAGAATGACCCACGGGTTCATCATTTAGGGGGTACCTTTGTCCCGTCCAGCTTTTTGTGAACTTTGACCTCTTTGCATACCTGCACAGGCTTACCCTTTTTGTCCTTTTGTTCGTGGCAGATTTTTTTGGTTTCGGCAGCAAACAAAACCAGCGGCACAAACGCAATAAGTGCAATCAGCTTTTTCATTCGTCTCTCTCCGGGTGTGGTGGTTGAACTGGGGCTGGCTTACCGCCATAGCCTGCAATGACAGCGTCGCCTTCGGTGCGTACTGTAGTCACTGTCGTGGTCACAACAGGCGCAGGTTTGGCCGGCAATGGCGCGTCTTTAAAGTCAGCTGCAGTCGATATGCCGGGGGGCGGCACGAACGCATCTTTGCCTTTAACCGCGATCAAAGTCGCCAACGCACCGAGAATGTACTTTGACATATCTGACAACAGCAAGAAAAAATTCTTATCCGCTGGAGCCATGCCAGACATTGGCTGGGTGACAAACACCACTGAGTACATTGACAGCCCGGCCATAATGACAAGGATTGAACAAAAGGTAATGCCGATAATGAACTTCAGTGCGGCGTTAAGTTGCTCTTCCGTAGCTTTCAAAATCATGGCTTCACCTTTTCAGGTTGGGTTACGTCGTTAGGACAAGTGCCGGTTGCAGTGCAAATTGGTGGTTTGCATTCTGCCGTTTCCCAGTTTTGTGGGTCTTGGCAAGGGTACCTAAACCGATCACTGCAGGCGTTAACCGCCCAGCACATGCAGAGCATGAGCGTAATGTTTCTTACGATCTTCAAGTCCAATGGTGCCTCCGTTAATCCGTTCAGTCATAGTTAAGATATCGCCAGTATCAGCCAGCTTATTTAACTCCGTCGTCTCCCAGTACCAGCATGCGCTCTGTGCCGCACCTTCAAAAGTCTGCATATACTCCGCCGCTTCCTGCGGGGTTATTTCAAGGGATGCCGCAAACCAAAAATAATTATCCTTGCCCGTAACTTGGATCAACCCGCGCCCTTTGTAGAGACTGCCTTCGCCCGATTCTTCCGGGCCATTACCCATGCGGTTGGCGTACACGCGGTTAGCTATCTTGTCCGGCTGTCGAGAATAAGCATTGGCAAGTTCTTGGGTCGGGAAGTATTTGGCAAAGGTTTTCATCAAACCCGCCGGGCTGTAGTTTAGATTCTCTGTCAGCCATACAAAACCGCCAGATTCGTGGCCACACTGAGCCATGAATGCGGCGATGCGTTTTGGGGTAGTAATGTTGTACTCTTCCAGCAAAGTCTTGTCGCCAAGAATAGACTTTTTACCGAACAAAGTTTCGTACCATTGCTGCGGATATTTAGTGTTAGGGGCCAGCTGTCTGAATTGTTGAAGCGTTATCACGGTTCACCTCTCATGTAATCAGCAAGCATCTTTTTGCGCAATTCACGCATGGCTTTGATTTCCATCTCAACTGCGATTCTTGCATTGTTTAAGTCCATGTACATAACACCCATGATGGGAATCACAACCACAAACGTTAACGCCATTATCGCCACACATAGGACGATAACAAGCGATACGTCAGACTCTCCCTTAGAAGAAGCAGAAGGGCGAGGAGCCACACGACGACGAAAAAGATTGCCCCAAACCATGTTGCATACTCCCAACGTATTCTTATAACTCTGTGCCGGTTAAAACGTTCTTTTTGCAAACGCTGCAATTCTTTTCTGTGCGCTTCGTCTTGTTCTATGACAATTTGCTTCCACATATTTTCGTATTTAGTCCACAAGTCGCCAAGTTCTGGCGGCGCTTTATAGACCATAGTTTCGCGAAGCTCGGCCAGCATTGCGTCTAATCTTGCTCGAATAATCACCCGATTTAACGCGCGTTTTCCGACAGAATCTGTGCCGGTGTAAACCATTTTTGCTTCCGCTTCCTGTTGCATGAATGCTTTGCCAATAGCATCATACGCGTCCATCAATGCGCCAAGATCGTTACCGATAGTTAAAAAAACATTGTTTGGATCAGCCTTGGCGATTTCCTGAACTCGCTGTACTTCTTCGTTGTACTGAATCTTCTGATCATTTGTCGGATTTGGTATCTTTTGAAACTGCGACTTCAGATCATCCAGTACATCTTTGACTTCACCCGCTGCGCCTTTGATGTCTTTGTATAACTGGCATCCCTTTTTTACCGCTGCGACGGCAGCATTTGCAGCGGCTAATAAAGTTAGCGGGTCCACATATTAAGACAAATGCAACTGCTTTTTAAGATCAAGAATTTCTTGATGCAAAGAATCGTTGCGTTCTTCGCACTTTCGATTCTGCTCTTCAACAGCGGCCAGTCTTTCAGAAAGACGCGTAATTTCTTCGCGCAAAGTTGCAATAACCTGATGCCATGCAGCGTCTGTAACTTCAGCCGATTTGTTGTTTCGATTATCGGCTTTTATCTTCTGGTACATACCATAAGCCCCTGCGCCTATGCCGCTTAAACCAACAGCGATTTTTGTCAACAAATCTTCCATTGTTATATCACCTTAAAATATTTTATTTGTCTTTAACTAAACATAAGCAAAAACCGCCCAGCACCCGCAGTAGATGAGCTAAATACCCAACCTGTGTTGTTGCCGCCATTGGTCGAATTTGCACCAGCATACCAAGCAGCACCGCCAACTGCGTTTGAATAACTAATAGATAAATAATTTGAACTTACAATACCAGATGCTTTTGATAAGGTATGTTGTGCAGCGGTGGCAGAACCAATGGTTACTAAATTACCGGCCGTTCCATTTACACTCCAGTTAGTTACTGTGGTAGTTGTACCTGCTGTGAATGTAATTGTTGTGGGCTGCACAGAATTACTTATTGTTGTAAATGTATTTGACCCTGTAATGGTCAATGCACCAGCACCAGCTTGTTCTAATGTGCAGTTATAAGTTGATCCACCGCCAACAAACGTCTTGGCAGTTGCAGCAGTCATTGATATTTTGCCTGTGCCTGTACCTGCTGTAGTGGTGAAACCAGTTGGTTGAGCATTATTAAATGATGTTGTACTCGCAACAGAACAAACTAAAGTTCCGCCATTAAAAGTAAGATTTTTAGTTCCTGCTGCTGTTGTAAAACTTATAGCATTACAAATATTTCCATTTAAATTTAATGTTCCGTTAGTTAGTGTTAAAGAACCTCTTGCTACGCTAAGGGTTAAACCATCTTGCAATTCCCATGTACCGCCAACCCCATTAAACGTAATAGGGAAATCCATTGTTCGACCATTACTGGTAATAGTTTTAATCCCGCTAGTTGCCGAGAAATTTAAATTATTTCCACTTCCTACCGTCATCCCAGTTGATAATTTTAAATTTCCATAAACAGTGGCTCCTGCTGCTGGCCCTCCCCATGTACCAGCATAACCAGTAAAATCTACGTTTCTAGCTGATGGGCTACCACCTGATGCAAGAAAAGCAAGCGCATAAGTACCGCCAGTAAAATTAAAACTAATAGAATTTGCTTCAGACAAAGCACCCGGACTTACTGTAATTGCTGCTGAACCAGAAGATGTTAGGTTAGCTACTTGAGTTCCGGTTGTGGTTAAATTAGTTGATGTTGCTGTATTCCAAACAGAACTTCCAACTCCGGTACAAGAAATACTTCCTGTGCCGAATGCAATAGTTCGGGTATTAGTGTTGCTTGAAGAAAAACCAAGCGCTGTTAAACTTAAATTATTTAAGTCTAACGTGCCTTTTGTAAGAGTGAAGTCTAAGTTAGAAGTCAGACTATTTGTCAGAAGCTGAATACCTCCACTTGGGGCATCTACTATTATTTCTTGTGTAAATGTTTTTCCGCCTGAGTTAAGAGTTTTGGTTGATCTGTTGGAAAACGTGTATATTCCTGTTCCTGTTGGAGTTACACCAGACCCATAAACAAAATTTCCATAAAAAGTCGGAGCAGTTGTTCCAGACGCCAACGTCATGGCATTAGTACGACCAGAAGTATCTAGTGCGCTAATATTCCAAGAAGAGTTAATTGTGATTGTTGCGCTGGTGTTTAATCCAGTGTTTTCAATAATTGCCGTGTCTTGTGCAAGAGGAAAATTAGTTGCCGCTGGAGTTCCACTAGATGAACCAGTCGCCCATGCAGTTGCACTCCAATTTCCTCCTGCTGCTAAATTCCAATAAACGGTTTTAGAAGCGTCAAATGTAATCCCGCTATTTCCACCGCAGTTGCCTAAACGAGTGCCAGATAATGTACCTACCGCGCCAGCAATTGTTATGTCCCTAAAATCAACATCTGTCATTGCAGCAATAGCAGCACAAGTTAATGTACGTGAAGTTCCAATCGTATCAGAGCGAATAAATATTCTTTGATTACCATTCGCACCAACTGCCGTTAATGTGCCGTTAATAGTTTGATTATTAGGAAGAACAACTGACGAAAGTGCGGCACTTGCCGGCGTTGCAAATGTTAAATTGTTAAAAGTATTTGCGGAAGTAATTGTTTTTACAAAAGCTACTGTTGATGTAAAACTGACATTCCAATAAGTTAATCCACCACCATCAAATGTAAATGTTGATGCTCTAGTTAAATTAATAGTAGAGGTTCCAAAATCAAAAGTAGCATTAGTTTGTGTAGCAAAATCAACGGGGGCAGCAGATGACAAACTTACTGTCGAGCCGTTTAACTTCAATGCCCTAACATTTGTATTGCTTGAACTTATAGCACTAGCAGTCATTGCGTAATTGCTTACAGACGTATCCAGTGTACCGGCTGTTAAAGTTATAGTTGCAGTTGTGACCATTGTAAGCGCAGAGCCTAATGTCCAATAACCGCCAGCTCCGTTAAAAGAAACATTGCCAGTAATGGTTCCGCCATTCGTAGTGATAGTGTTGCCAATTGAAGTTGATACAAACCTAATTGAACCGTTGGAAAATGTTGTTGAAAAATTCGTCCCCGGACTACTCCAACTTCCAGATACAGATACATTGGATGAACCAAGTGCCAGCGTCATAGCCCCATCAAGACCTGACGCAGTAAAATTATTGCAAACAGCGGCAGATACTGTGACTGTGAATGATCCTGTGCCAACATTACTGTTATTATCAAAAAACACGTTATCGGCAGAAGTTGGCGCAGAGGCTCCACTAGACCCGCCAGAGCCTGTAGACCAGTTTGTTGTGGATGTTGTATCCCATGTTCCGCTACCGCCAACCCAATAACGATCTGCCATGTTTTACTCCGATGGTGTTTCTTCAGTTTCTTCTATAGGTGGTGCTGTGATTGCAGCAATCCAATTATCTAAACGCTGTTGCTTAATTGCCTCAATCTCCGCATTAGTCATCGTATGATCGTCTGGCAAAACAATTGCATCAGAAAACCTGCCGTATTCAGTATCAAAGTAAAAATCAATCTTCATACATTGCCTTTACGTTTGAGTTACTACCGCAACCACATCCCAACGCGTATTTGTTGAATTGTAAATGCAGCCTACATAAGTCATCTTTGACGCTACTGTGGTTGTCGGAAGCGTTACACCAATCGCTGTATAGGTGCCATTCCAGTTAATAGTTTGTGCTACACCATTATCCAAAATCCTGAAAACCAATTTATTTCCGTCAACTGGAGTTCCTGTTGGCGCATTGACCGCAAGCGTTGCTGCCTGCGCAGTCAAGTTATATTGGTCAAATGCTGAAATATCAGGTGTCAGGCTGGCTGTAGAAGCCGTCGATGATGTTCTTGGATCAATACGCTTGTTGGTAAGCGTTGCCGTACCGTTGATTGTTGCAAAGCCGCCTGTTGCATTAGCCGCATTTCCAAGCGCCGTAACAACACCTGTACCAGTAGTGGTCGAAGTAATCGCTGTTCCAGACCCGCCGCCCAGCAGTAATGCGCTTGCTGTTAACGTGCCTGATTGCGTGACCAAACCACCCGTTGTATTAACCGCATTACCTATGGCAGTTACTACGCCAGTACCCGTGGTGGTTGTGGCGGGGGCTGAACCAGCACCACCGCCAAGAACTACGGCACTAGCCGCCAATGCTGCAGAGCTTGCCAAAGTTCCTGTAGCGGAATAATAAAGAACACCGCCAGAAGTTCCTGACGTCAGTCCTGTGCCGCCGTTAGCAACAGGAAGACCCGTTGTAAAATTTATGTTTGCATCGGGGAAAGTAATCGTTCTACTTGCAGATAATGTTGTTGGCGTTAAGGTTACTTTTAATGATGTTGTACCGCCAGCACGACCAATAAGTTCAATACCATCTTGTGTAGCAGCAGCTCTAGTTAGTACACCCGCTGCGCTTGTAGAAGTAATTGACGTAAACGCACCCGTATTAGCGGTAGTCGCACCAACCGTCCCGTTAATATTAATACTGGCAGTGCCTGTTAAATTGGTTACCGTGCCGCTAGTTGGTGTACCAAGTGCGCCGTTGAAAAGAACAAACGCGCCGGCAGAACCAGTGTTAACTCCAAGCGCAGTAACTACGCCGGTGCCTGTAGTTATAGTCGATGGGGCTGAACCAGCGCCGCCACCAATTACCAAAGCATTTGAAGCAAGTGCAGCGGAACTTGCTAGTGTTCCTGCTGCGGAATAATAAAGAACGCCGCCAGATGTACCGGCTGTTAATCCGGTACCGCCATTAGCTACGCCCAAAGTTCCTGATATATGTGTTGTTAAACCAATCTTGCCATAAGTAGGCGCAACGCCAACGCCGCCTGAGATCAAGGCATTGCCTGCGGCAACATCCGCTAACTTGGATAAAGCGGTAGTTGTACTAGCATAGAGCAGATCACCTACGGCATAAGATGCTTGACCTGTACCACCATTGGCTGCGGGTAAAGTTCCTGATACGTGTGTTGTTAAACCGATCTTGCCATAACTAGGCGCAACACCCACACCGCCTGAGATTAGCGCGTTACCGGTGACCACGTCGGCCAGCTTGGCTAAAGTTGTGGTTGTGCCGGCGTAGACCAGATCACCCACTGCATAAGATGCAAAGCCGGTGCCGCCTGATGTGGCGGGTAAAGTCGCAATCTGTGTGAGAGCGTCAGAAGACGCGTTGACAACAACAATTTTGTTAGCGTTTGCTGTAAGGTCAGGCAGTTTGTCAAAGCCGGCTGCAATCGAATCCAGTTCCGCGCGCATACTGGCAGACGTGGCTGCCGCTCCGGTCGTCGGAAAACTGCCGTGGTTGTAAAAATCGTTTGCCATTATCGCAATCCTCTACGCGTGGTGTAATGCAAAATTACGCTGTTGATAGTAAAAGGCTGAAAATAATTTGAATTTGAAGAAATCAGCAGAAGGATGTTTTGTCCTGTGCCTTTAATTTCCACGTCGGTCGGCGCCAAAGTAAAACCGTCCCAGATAAAGCTATCCCAAAAAACAAAATCCCAAAGGCTAGGCGAAAAATTGTTTGCATAGGAACTTTTTGATTCCTGACTAACGTACACACTTGAGTACGCAAGATCATAAGAAAAATCAAATTCGCAGTATCCGTTACCCGTAATTTCAAAAGAGCCACGACGATAACGTTTTAAAATGCGTGGCGTGTTTTCAGAATTGTAGTTTAACGTTAACGTGGCATTGATGTTTTCGCCATCAAAAGATGTACCGGCATCAAGAGCGTAGACATACCCGTTGGTTGAACCAAAGAACGAAGTCTCCTCGCCAGCCGAAGTCTGCGCTTCGGTTGCGCAAGTAACTGAATTTGGAAACTGAACCGGCATCGCACCCAACATCTGACCGTTGGCAATAGTTACATACAAACCATAACCATCGGAAAAGAAAATTCGGTATTGAGCTTTCTCTCGATTTAGCACACTGGCTGTCACCAGATTGCGGCGCGCTTGAACAAAAGGACGGATATTCAACGTCACGGCGGCGGTATCAAAATTACCGTAGCTCAATGTTGCTTGAAGCGTGATTATGCCCCTGTCATCAAACACGTAGGTTTGGGCGAGGTTTTGACCGCTGTAAGCTTTGGCACCGGCACCTGTGTTGTAAGGCACCAGATTCCAGCTGCTTGAATCCGTGCCGTACAGAATGTAGGTGTAGTTGTCTGAGTAAATTGCCAAAGCGCCGGTAGACTGGTCGCCCGGTTGGATGACAAAACAAGTTACCGGTTCTGGCTGCACAATTTCGCCTGCACCCAAAAGGGGTGTCCATTGATAAGGTTCACCCAAAGCAGAAAACTGGACTGATGTGCCAAACGAGAAAAACAAATGTTGTTTGTGAACTGCAACATGGTCAGGCGTATTGACCGTCATACCGGTTGCAATCGGTACGTACACCGTACCGTCAAACTCAAAACCTCGGTTTACGCCATCTGCGCCATAAGCTCGAAGCTGGTTATTAACGCCGCCAAAATTACCCAGCACCATCTCAACACGGCCACCCGGCAACAAAGTGATAGCGGTCTGTGCCGCCACGCAAACAGCTTTAGTAGCTGCCAACACTTGTAAATTTTCAGCCGCAGTGAAATTGCCTGTTGCACTGGCAAAGATCAAACGCCCTGCAGCGGTACCCGCTGTCCATGAACCCGTCTCAAGTACGACCCGTGTTATCACTGCAGAAAAACCGCTGGTAGCCCCTGTAACCGTGTCGCCTTGGAATATCTCAGCCGTGCCGGTGTTGAAAGACATCTCAAAACCTAGCGGCACACTGACCCAACCCGCCGCACTGGAAGCATAAATTGCCATGGCCGTGGCACCAACGTTGTCTCGCCACGCGTAAACTGTGTTCTGCAATTCAATCACGCCACGGATTGATCCGCTGCCCGGCACAGCACCTATGTCCGCACGGTACACGTTAGCCGCAAGGTTAAGGTACTGGGCTTGCTGTTGCGTCGTCAAAGTACCCGTAGCCTGTGAAAAAGCAATTGTGCCTTTTACTACTGCTAGAACCTCAATGTTCTCACCAACTAAAAAAGAACCGGTCGCTTTAGTGTAGTAAATGTCGTTACCATTGACTGCAATTACGACACCGCTTTCACCAGATGTGCTGCCAACAATCGTATCTCCAACAACAATAGCGCCTGTTAATGTTGCTGTAAGACTGCTGTAAGTTGCAACGGAAGGTGCAGGCCGGCCGTCATAACGTTCGTATCCTGCAATTCTGGTGTAGCCGCCGGTAATCGATGCTTCAAAATTAACTGCGTCTCTGGCAATGCCTGCAGGCAAAGCTAGTGTCGGAGTGATGAGGTCAAGTCCACCTTTAAGATAGACCAGATCGTATTGAACTTGTGGCGCAGGCATTGGCATGGCTGCGTCTCCTTACGCCAAAGGCGGTCCGCTTACAGTGGTCGGCAGCTGATCAATATCCAGCCGTGAATACAAACGCTTGTACTCAAACTCACCGCGAGACATAACCTCTGGTGCAGCTTCGTATCCTGCGTAATACATCATCGCCCGGTAAACGATAATCATGTGAAACCGGCTTGGCATAGCTGGTTCGTCAGCATCCACTGTCAACTCAACCGGCTGGGTGTAATACTCGCCGACGATGACATACGGTATGTCGGGAATTGCGCCAAAACCAAGATTCTTATGCGGGTCAATCGTAACAACAACAGGGCGCGTATAAGTGTTGCGCATGTTGGCATAGATGTACAGGTTGCGGAACGTTGTCCACTCCATGTAATTCATCAGCTGTTCATCGGTGTAATTTGACCCCACACTGGAACACCGGAAGCTGTCACGCTTCCAGTTTCCAAATGTGGCCGTAGTCAAACCGGCTTCCACCGGTGTGTAAATTTGTTGCAGCGCAACAGTATTAAACTGAAACGGTTCCCGCAAAAACAGCCAGTCTTCTTTGCTGGTTTGAATGTCATTCCAAGCCTGCTGAATCCAAGCCACCATGCGTGCGTTTTCGCTGCCGGCAAGCTGCCCAGCAACGGTGGACAAAGGTGGCCCAGATACGCCGCACTCAACGCGCAGCCGGTTGACTAGCTGTAGGAAATTCATGCGGGTTCAGCCAAAACGTTGTTTAGCCAAGCACGGCCACGGGGATTTTTATCCTCGACCAGATCAAACGGGTAAGCCAAACCATGGCGCGCATTCATCATAATTCGATCAGGCTCCGACGGATTGGGCGTGGACTGACTGTATTTGGTTTCCTTCATGCGCGCAAGAATTTCTACGTACTTACGTTTAATGTCGGTAGGATAACCACGCATGATAGGTTGGTTCATGCCATTGCAATTGACAATGACTTGAGGTGCCTGATTTTCGTCTGTCGTTGAATGGACAAGAATCGTAACAATTTCATTCATAAAAGATTCTTCAGCCGCTAATTCACGGAAATCTTTAGTTTCAGCAACCGTTTCAATGACTGGTTCATCATCGTTAATTTCAATGCCTGTCATTTTATTTTTAGCCATTTGCCATTCTCCTTACGTTAAAAATACATAC